TCTATACAATGATAGTGAGTGTTTAATATTTCCTGAAGCTCCTCGTATGATTTGATCTGGAATACATCCTCTAACTCATGACAGCCATCATATACCTCCTCCATCTTCTTCTTTGTCATGCCAGGTACTTCTCCCGGCATTAAGAATTTTGATGCAACATATGTTGGAAACTGTTGTTGCTTCTCAACCTTAATCCTAAAGCTACAACCATCGTCGCTTAGGTCAAAGATACGGTGACCTAATTGATCGGAATCCTCTCCCTCAATGGCATCCATGATAATTTTATGAAGCTGCTTACCAAACCGAATAATCCTAACCGAGTCATTATTATCTGGGTTAACTGGGTCGTTAATGATATACGCGTTAACTAGCCAGTTCTCGCGTTTTGTAATTGACCGGACCTTTTCCTTATCAGCCGGTGCACCTTCACGTTGAACCTTAAAGTAAAGCTCAGACATTGGACATCTTTCATTGATTGTAGTGGGACTTACCATTCCCATATACTGACCAGTCGCGAAACTCTCCCAACCGGAATTAAAATAATGATGAAATGTCTTAGATGGGTCTTTTATATTCGGTAAAAGTCTCACGACGTATGAATTCCCCGGTGAAAACTTCATAATTTCACTAATTTTGTTGTCAGCTCTTGCATGTGACAACGCTCCCTTGATGCTATCAAACATTGATTTTGTAAACGTACTCATATTTTTTTATCTTTCTTTTATTATATCTTATATTCTCTAATTATCCAATTTATTTTTATATATTTTGTATACCTTAATTGCTTTTTGTGAAATGTAAAATTTCAAATCGTATAATATATTATCACTGTAAACCTTATAAGGTGCAACAAAAAAGTCCCTTAAATCTATATCTTTATATTTTGTAAAAAATCGCGATAGCTTTTGAACGAAAAAGTAGTTTTTATCAGATTCAAAATCATCAAAGTTTTTGCGCAAACGAAATGGCTTACCAGTTGATGATCTAGTTGTGGCTAACCAAGAATTGTATATATTCTTCTCTAATTGCGTCACAGATCGTCACTATTAATATAATTTCTAATATATTTTGACCGATATAAAGATGGGTCTGAATCTAAAAACAACTTTAAGGCTTCATAGTCGTTTTCCATATCACAAAGATCTTTAAATACCTTTTTATATTTTTCATTTTTTAATATAAGTAAAAATATATTGGGTAAATTTGTTTTTTTATTTTCCATTATATTAACAAACGCACAAAAGCATAAAAAGATGTGGGCGTATTCCTTCTGATATATTAAATTAACGGGGTCGGTTGCTAAAATAGCAGTGTCTATGTCATTCATCGCTTAATAGGTTTGAGAACCTTAGAAAAATTCATAAAATTCTCAGTAAGCTGGCCGCCGGCGGCATACTCGTGACCACCTCCGTCAGATATACGACCGGCTAACTCTGATAAATCCAAGCCAATACGATTATTCTTACGAAAACTAACTTTTTGTGTCTTTAAGTTAACTACCATTCCTACATCTGCTCTAAAATTATCCAATAGATAGTCTGCGACTTCATTAATACATGACTCCGCAAATGTGCTAACAAATTTATATGTATTGTCACCTATAGGAATACTAGCGCCGAATATCTCGAGCTCAGATTTAATACGCTCTAACTTTTTATTGTTTAGGTGTATTATGTTTTTATGAAAGCTATTAAATCCTATGTATCCTCTATCAAAGTCATTAACAAACTTACTCAATCTATCACCCTGATAGTTCCAAAATACAACGTTTAAGTTATATGAATTAGGTAATTTCAGTTCATATGAGTCATAATCATTGACCATTAATAGTAATAATTTCTGTAAATCTGTTAATTTAGTACCGTCTTTAAGTATATCGTATATTAACTTACAACAACTAGTTTCACGTTTAATAAAAGCAGTGGCATGTTCGTATAGGTCCTTGTTTTTATAATGACTATCATGATGGTCTATAATAACAACATTAGATCTATCTACTAATTCTCTACATTCTAGAGATTGACTAGTATCTATATCAAATATCCAAATTTTATCATAGTCATCTGGATTATTTTTAGATGCCCATCTATTATAATCTGCCGCGAAGGTAGTTACACGGGCAGTTACATATTCAACGCGGGTGTTAGTTAGCCATGAGAATACTAGATATGATCCAGCGCCATCTAAATCACAATCGGTAAATACGACCCACTTTTTATTGCTCTTACTCAATACATCTTTATTTATTTTCATGAGATCTATTTACAACTTACGCTTCAAGGTGACCGAACGCTCCCAGTGCTGATGCCGTTACATTATTAATGTTATCTCCGGCTGATTCATCTGATTCTGTAACCGTTAATGTATCATAATCTATACTCATAGCTGTTGCACCAAAATTCTGACCAAATCTATTTTTCATCATACCTAGACGTATAGTATTCGTCTCTGCATCTTCTTCTTCCTGCCAAATGCTCAACATACAATCTGCCGTAGCGGCCAAGCCAATACTTTCACTAATAGTGTCTAGTCCTGGATTTATTTCATTATAACCGCTGCGGTTTAACTGTGTTGCTGTAATGATAGGGCAATTAAAGTGATACGTCATCGCACGAAGCTGCTCTGTAGCGTGCTTTATTCGCTCATATGAATTATTACCTATAGATGAGTTTAATAAATTAATGTAATCAACTACAATTGCATCAAATTTGATACCACTGTTTACTAATTTCTTAATAAATCCTTTTAATTGACTGCAGGTGATGGCATTAGGTGGAAATTCTTTAATTAAAATCCGGGCGCCTGAATGAGCGGTCTTATATTCCGCGACTGCTTTCCTTAAATCATCGGTTTGTACATGTAAATGCCCTATAGGAATTTGTGTTATGTTAGAGCTGAACCGTTTAGCGTATATAAGCTCGGACATTTCCAAGCTCACTACTAATACAGTCTTTCCTTGAGACGCGATGTTGGTAGCTATGTTACCTAGAAAGATAGACTTACCAATATTAGTCTCACCAGCAAAGATGTATAGTGCTCTTCCGTTTTCTAGGAATCCTCCACCTAGCTTTTCATCTAACCATGGCCAGGTTGATGGTATCGTCTTATCTAGCATCGTTAAGTCTCTAATATGCTTCTCAACATCATTAAAATAGTCGAGACCTGTATCTAGTGATAGTGAAACATTACATGCTTTTTCAAATTTTTCTAAAATAGAACCAGTATCAACACTGAGATCATTGGATTGATCTTCTACTATTTCAAGAAGTGTATTGTATACTGCTTTTTCTTTTAAAAATCTCTCTGTATTATTATATAGCTCGTCTTTATTAAAGTTTTTATCAATGTCTGTAAATGAAGATACTACCTTCTTAAAGCTTTCCTTAAGCTCATCTGTAGTTAAATAGCTTTTAATTTCCGTTACAGTCGGTGTTCCGTCATTTTTTACAAAAAAGTCAGTTATAATATTGACAATCTTACCAATATTCTTATTAGTAAAGTATTTTGGATCGATAAAATCTAAAATAGATGCCAAGTATGCCTCATCTGTGAGCATATTATAAATGACAATCGTTTCGTAGAAGTCGTTATCTAATTTACCAATATTTTTCATGTTGTTTTATACTCATTATAAAACATCTCTTGTGATTTTGCAAATACTTTATCATTAATGTCCCCAAGACCTGGAGAACTATGTACAGCGTGTATATCTGATGTACCTAATCGAAGCTTTTTATTGTTAGCATCAATGCAAGACGATAGATCATAGTGATGAAATGTGTAATTCTCGTTAAATTTCCAATTTACATCTAAGGCTCTCTTTAAATTAACAGCTAAAAATAGACCATCTAACAATAAACACCGTTGAGGGTAGGGTCCAAATGTTGTAGCGTATATCATATCGTTCATTGTATGACCTACACATCCTGAATGAAAGGGTCTATCTGACATTAAGTGCCACAAACACGGCTTTTTAATAGATGCGGTGGTAGCTCCAGCTAGGCCTGTAATATCATACTCACTATCGTACAACTTCTCACGAATTTTTAGGTCATCAATATATACATCATCATGAACAAACGCAATAAAGTCGTATCTATCAGCATATGCATTAGATATGAATACATTATACGCGGGTGGTAGCCCATCATTCCCGGAAACGAACTGAATATCTGCTTGATCTTCTAAATTATCATAATATGATGACCATAATAGAGTGTCTTTGTAGTTAAGAGGCTCTTTAGTTGCAGAAGCAATCAATATCTTGCGTTTAGACATATTTAAGACTAGATCCATTAAGAGCTAATGCATAATTTTTGGTTTCAGCTTCGAGTTTCGTAAGAATAACAGATTTTATGACTTCGCCAGTGTCGTTGATCAGTAGATACCCCTGGAGTGTTTGATTATTATTTAATGCTATATGATTCATATAAAAAATTGCGAGTTAATTTTAAAATTACCTACCTGTGTGAGCCCTTCTCGTGTCATACAATATATAATACCCTCTCTTAGCTCTACATTACAGTCACCAGCTATAATAGATGAGAAGTTTCCATTGTTTATATTACCATATATGGTACTACCACTTCTAACTATGTATGATTGGCGTGTACGCTTACTAAATATCCAACATCCAAATGTACCTTCTATCTCACTCATTGTTTCACTGATCGTATTTACATCATCACCGTCATATGATTCGGATAATAGTGCCGGTATATACTCACTATCTACGTTAGATATCGGAACTCTCCGGAGATACTGCTTGGCTAGCTTCTCATGGTTCTCTAGAACACCATTATGAGCTACAATAAAGTTCCCAGTATCAAATGGATGTGATGTTCTTGTGTGAAATTGCCGGTTACTCGAAGTAGGTGCTTGTGTATGACCTAAAAACGTATGATATTCGTCTTCTTTTGAAAAATCGTCTGATAAGTTAGTAACACCTTCGCGCTTCTTAATATATATGTCCTTACAACCTACAAATAAATGACCATAAGCAAAATTACCACGGGCGCAGTTCTTTTTATATAGGTCTGCATAGGTCGAGAACGACGTTGATCCGAATATTCCACACATTTTATATAATCTTACAGTTATATTCCCCCCATGGGATGTCTCTAGTATAAGATAATGGATCGATATAGCCAGCATCAATAAAGCCTTTAATGCGGGAGCTGCATGCCGGGCATTCACCACATGCTTCCTCTTTACCTTCATAGCATGTCCATGTATTTTTAAAGTCTACACCGGTGGTGAGGCCCATTTCTATAATTTGCCTCTTTGTTTTGTCAATTAATGGAGCTTCAACCCGGATTCTATGTCGCCTATTTAGGTCATTAATCTTATTTATTTGATCTAAAAACTCAACACTACCATCCCAGTACCCTGCTTGACTATCTACTAGTGCAGCTCCATGAAATACCACATCTGCCTCGATTGATTCAGCGAAACCTGTGCAAATAGACAGTAATATCATATTTCTATTAGGTACATAATTTACAGTTTGCGGATCTCCTAGTACATCTCTTGTTTTGGCGACGGATATATCATCACATGTAATTGAGCTACTCTGTAATATATCCTTTAAAAACGTTACATCTAATATTTTGTATGATGTAGATGATCCCGCGCGATTTTTCGCATACTCAATCTCTTTTCTATGACGTTGACCATAATCAAACGTAATAGCATGAATTTCGCTGTACTTATTACTTCTAACAATAGTTTCATATATAACACTACTATCTATTCCTCCACTTACAGGTATTACTGCTTTCATATACTATATTATATACGATAACGTATCAAATACCAACAAAAAAAATAAATAATTGTATGTCATGGAGAAAAATTAACGACTCTCAGGTCCTAACAGAAAGTTGGACTCGAATTACAGCACATTCACACATTCAAAATAGCATAGACTTGTTAGTGGAAGATATACTCAGAGGTCATGCTGAGTTACATACCATTGAGGAGGGTCAAGGTGGGAGAGCTGGTACTTGGCTTAAAAATAAAGTCAAGGGATTTGGTAGTATGGCCAAAAATTTAGGTAGTGCTGTTGGAAAAGTCGCGCACGGTGAGGAGATCGGTACTGGAGTAAATGTAAGAGATCAATTTGACTTAGATCAACTACAATCTGTTTGGAAAAACTTTCACAAAGATGTATTTAAGATGCTACCCAAGGAGAAGATGGTAGCAAAATATCCAGAGATTAATAACGCTATCGATGATTTAGAGGTTGCGATCTCCGGTCTTGGAACTTCCCCAGCAACCGGACAATCAGAACCGGTTGCTTCCCCGGATGGTGACCCTAGTGACAGTGGAAGGCATCAACCGGGGGATCCAATCCCTGGTGTAGATGATGCTAGCGGTTCCGGGACTGGTGGCTACAACATGCCCGGTGGATACCGGGTAGGAGGTGGCTCAGAAGAAGCCCCGGGTGGTGATGTTGAGGTTAAACCGCAGACATTAGATGAACCAGAACCAGAACCAGTAAAAGAGCCAGCTCCAAGAGGTGCCACTTATGACCCGACACCGAAGCCTAGGGACGCTGAACCAGCTCCAAGAGGTGCCACTTATGACCCGACACCGAAGCCTAGGGACGCTGAACCACGAAAGAGGTATGATGCGGAGGCTGACCTCTATAACCCACAAGATGATTATGAGGCTACAGTAGCGGATGAAGACCCGGAACCAGAGCCAATGTATAAGCCGGAAGACGATTTTGAATCTCCAGTAGCGGATGATGAAGGACCATTGGCGGGATTAGGATTTGATGGTAAACCACCAAGGGAGGAACCCGAACCGGCTTCTGAACCTGAACGTACAATTTCCATGAAGGATATATCAACTGCAACTGTAGATATAGGTAATATCTCAAATGCTGGTCAGGCAGTACCTAAGGTAAGACAAATAATATCAAAACTAGCAGGTAGACAAATTACACTCTCTGGTGAAGAATATCAGAAAATCCAAAAAAATTACAATCAACCTACCCGGTTGCCTCAAGTAATTCGCGGCATCTTATCTAGAAACGGTGTTAACGTAGATCTAGTATATGATAGTTATAACCCTTTGGCGGCAAATCTAGGCTTTATGGGTAATTGGGGTAGACTTTAACCTCCGTATCGATAAGCTTCATTTAGCTTCTCTTCTAATACCGGAAGAATACTCTCTTCCCAGAGTGATTCGTCATTTCGCCAGTTTTTAAAGTAACCTAGCTTCTTTCCGGTGGATTTTAATACATATGTACTTCCGGTTTGCTCAAGAATACCATGATTAACAGCTAGTTCTTTTATACCGGAGTACTTATCTAACCCTGTCTTATAGTTTAAATACATTTCACACTCTAAGAATGGGGGTACGAAGCGGTTCTTAACTGTTAGTGCACGTAAAGTTGTACCACTGTATTTATTAGCCTCTGATAGCATGATATCATCGTCATTACCTTTATCGTTTTTCTCATCTCTCTTCGCTAATTGCACCAATACACTAGCTAAATACACTGGGCCTTTTCCACCGGATTGATTCTTAATCAGCGAAGGAAACATTGCAGATGGGTCATCATATGTATGATTGCTAAATAGTATAGATGTATTTGCCTTAGCAGCCTTAAACGTTAACAGTCGCATCATACTCTTCAGCCCTTTGGCTCGGGTTCCCATGTCGGATGCAGACTTACCCTTTAAAGCATCATCAAGTTCTTTTTGAGACGCTAAATTACCGAGCGAATCAATAGATATGATGAATTTTCCCTCCATCTTATTCTCAATAACACTATCTAAAAAAGCAGAAATTTGATTTCGGCATTCTTCTACTGCTTGCACCGGTACATATTTTACCTTTGCCGGATCGAGACCCACTCCTTCAGTGCTTCCTCTATCAATAGCAACCTCTGTATCAAAGATAACAGGCATCATTCCCTTCTTTTGAGCTTCCGCTAAAATTTTGTTAATAATATACGTTTTTCCAGCTTGAGATGGCCCAGCGAAGCCTGTAATTCTACCTTTAGGTACCCCTCCGTATAAGCTTCCGGAAATAACAGAATTTAAAACCATACACCCGGTGTCAATCCAATCATCGACAACAGATAGTGCGCTTTCTGAAAGAAAAGTGGCCTCCGGATTCATCTTATCCAGCGACGCGAAAACCTTATTAAACTCTTTACTCATTATAATCTCTTAACCTCTCTACTCATTAATCATCAAAGAGTTTAATAACATCCGGAGACTCTCCGGGTTTTGATGGCTGTGGTATAGCGGTTGGAGCAGAATCACTAAAAATATTATTATATTGCTGTAGGATATTATCTTCTAGTTCTAAGCTGTCACTAAACACAACATTAGCCTTATTAAAATTCCAAACATTACCATCGTCTCTCGTACTAGCTTTAATGAACTCACGGAACACAAACGGTAATAATTGGATTTGTATTTGACCAGAGTCCTGAATTACTTGAACATTAACAATCGCTGGATTCTTAACGCTAATATACTCATCAGACTTTTTAATACTCTTTACCTGGCCAATTACTGTCCGACCGACGCTATCTACAAATGCTGTAATGTTACTCATAATTGTTATTATTATAAAATATATAAATTGAAAATCAACCGCTAAATACCCAAAAGATCAAATAAATCTGTCTGTGTTTGTTGTGATTGTCTCTTAATAGACCATTTCGCGCAATCATAAAATCTCTCAATTACACTAAAAATAATCTTTTCAAACATCTTCTCGGTATCAGGCTGGAAGTATTCTTTAAATTCTTCCGGAAAATAGTACTTATAACCTATTGTTGCTAGGCCAAATCTGTTTGGTGATGAGGTATACACATATCTAACCTTATCTCCGGAATGTATTTTTTCATATTTACTATTTAGATCTAGACGATCTATCAAATAATTATAATAATAAGCAGCCTTTACATGTATTGGCATACTCTTAACGGTGTTAAGCTCATCACATTGATTAGCATATTTCTCATAATTTGAAATACCTGTAACGAATGCTATATCTTCAACCGGGAGCTTTTTAAATATATCATATGCTTCCATAAACACTTCATTCGTTGTAGTGTAGTTCTTGGTTGATAGCATTGTCTCTATAATTCTTTTAACATAAGGCTTAATAGAGTCTGGCATTGTACTACGAACAACCTCGACTCCTGTATACTTAAACTTATTGACTGAAAATCCTTCATCATCTAAAACATGTAGCACATATCTCTTCTTCTGAAGAAACATCCCAACATCAGATATTAATTCACGCTTAAATACAAACCGTGGATCTAAACTACCTAATGACTGAGTCGCCCATTTTGTAATTTCTACATTAAGATGATCTTCTATATTCTGAACTTGCTCGTGGACTTCCGGGGTGATAATACCATCATTATTGCATAATTCTAAATCAAACGCGTCTGTTATAGGTTTAATTGTTATGTATCCACTATCTGTGTCGTTATATATGATAGGATCAGTGGTGTCATCACCGGTGAGTTTGGTCATGTACTCGCGAAGGATTTTATTTGACCTCTTAATAACAGCTTGACCAGTTAAAGTAATACTTCTAGCTATATCAGGGTCACCCATAGGAGCATACTTATTACCAAAATAACCATACATGGTATTAATAAGAATTTTAATAGTAAACTGCTTGATATCTAATTGATTAGCTGTTAACTGTAGTGATTTATACTCCTTATGGTTCTCATCTAGTTTAGATAATGTGATCTTAGTTTCCTTGAGCTGTCTTTTAACTTCAACTCTCTGCTGATAAAGCTTATCAACAATCTCCGGGACAAGGCCTTTTTTAGTCTGTGTAAATAGTACCTTAGCTCTAGAAATCGCTATTTTTTCCTGCTCAACGAACTCACCAAACTTCTCGAGGCTTAATGTAAATAGCTTTCCATTTACATGCTTAATTGTTACTAGCTTATCAGTCTTATCAACTATGGTACCAACCTTTGTCTCTGGAGAGAGATTTAAGGATATCATCGTGTTTGGATACAGGCTATTTGCATCAAATGATACAATATTCTCTTGAAACCCTCTTTGTGGTTCTCCTACATATGCTCCTTCATATCTAGCTATATCTCTATCTTTTGTAAACGTAGGTATTATGAGATCTTTTTCCTTACCTTTAATAGCGATAGATCCGGTAAGTACACTTAAAGTCCCCATTGCGGACTCTAATGTTGTTAATCCGACATATGATAGCATGCGCAATAAATCCAAATATTTTAGCTTTTCCTCCATCTTCACTAATAGATTGACGTCTTGTATATTATATTCAACAAACGTTTGCCAATCATCATCAGCTAAACCCGATAAGTTAGTATTACCGTAATCTACTTTTCTTTCACCTAACTCATATTGAGCGATATAATCCAATTTGTATGACTCCCGGAGGCCGACGCTAAACTTTTTATACACATCTAGATAGTCAATACATGAGATACCTTGAAGATAATACTTCATAATCTTCTTATGTGCACCCATTGCACTAGCGCTTTCTCGAGAGTATACATTCCCTATAGGTGAAAGATTTTCATATTCACCTGGCTCTAAAATCCTCTTAATTCTATTAACAATATATGGAATATCGAAGCCTTCACTATTCCATCCGGAGATAATATCAGGATAGTCTTTACGAAGAAATGAAATGAATCCATGTAAAAGTTCGATCTCACTATTACAGTGATAATACTTTATATTCTCAGCTGTTGACTTGTATTCACCAAGACCCCAGGTGTAGAACATATTATTAATGCTATTATATACTGTTATAACATTGATGGTATCGTTAGCTTCCTCTGGGACTGGAAATTGGTTGGGAGAATATGTCTCGATATCTATATAATATATCTTTAGCGGGAACTGATTAAATTCCGGCTTATCGTATTCGCTCCAAAAAGAGTCAACTAAGAATTGCTGGACCGAGTTTAGATTATAAAAAATCCGGTCTGTGCTAAAGTCCTTAATAAACCTTGATCTGTAGCTTTGTTTTTGAAAAGCGCGTTTTCGTAATTTTGTATTAAAGATAGAAACGGCATCAGCCTCTAGTTTTGTCTCTGTATAAATATAAGGTTCATACGAGCAATCAACTACAGTTCTTCTCCCATTCTCATCCCATGTAAATAGCTTAACTACTTCTCGGTCTTGATCGTATACTGCATTCCTATACATATAGGATATTGTATTAGCTATTCAAAATAAATGCAAACTATTTTAATAGTTTTCTTTTTGGATCTTGAAACGGTATAGTGTATAGCTCTAGATATTTGTCAATATTATTATCACTCTCTAACCATCTAGTGTCCGCGTATGCTCGGGCTTTCCGGCAGATTTTCATATATTTAACCTTATCACTAAGAACATCATCTAACTGATCGATCATCTCATCACCTGTATTAAACTTATAAGGTGCATTCTCATATGTACAGAGATCTTGACAAATAGCCGGAAGTCCAAAGGCGGAAGCCTCCACATATTTAATATCACTTTTAGCCTTATTAAATGTATTATTCTCCAGAGGTGCTATCATTGCGTTGACACGTAACGAATGGATCGTCTGCCCATACTCATATAAGCGAGTCCATTGATGGAATTCGATTTCTCCACTTCTAATATAAGGTGTTAGTTTTAGTGGATACGCACCTAAAAATACCCACTGAAACTTTTTGCGCGTCTTTATCACAGTGTCAATTACATGATGGAAATCGTCCCTTTGATTAACGTTATTGTCAACATCAAAATGAGCTCCACATCCAGCATATAATATCCGCGGCTTTCTTTTGCGCTTAGAATATACCTTGGATATTCTATCTTCATCATAAAAATTACCTAACCAAAATTTTGGTGGGTAATTAGGAATGACTGTAATATTTTTATTACCAGTCTTATCCATATAATACTCTTTCATGAAATCATTTGTAACTGTAATTTCGTCACACGTTTTCATGATTTCTTCAGCGCACTTTCTTATTTTGGGATCGACAAATGCTGCCTTAAATTTATTATAATCTGGAATATCTTCATGAAAAACAATATCATCAATCTCGTATAATAATCTAAAATTATGCTTTTGACTGATACCCCTTAAGAACTGAACAAACTTAAGCTGGTGCTCAGTTGCCTGTCGTTGGACGCGGACACTTTCAAGATTTTGATAGGACCTCTCATCAAGTATCATACATGTACTCCCATGTACAACAGCTTTTTGATGTGCATCAAGTACATGTTCCGGCCAGGCCATCCTCCAAAAGCCGCATCCGCTAAAATCAGCATAATAATTTAGAGCGCGAGGTAAATCCAATTCAGCCGGTCTTGGTAGTTCCTTTTTGGATACACCGGGATTCACAATAGGTAGCTGAGATGGTGATGGTGAGAGTTGTGTCTTCCCTATAACTGTCCCGGGGACTGAACCTGGTATACCGACATTTATCATTATAAAATCATTTAACCTAATTTATGTTATATTCAACACGCTTTGTAATACCTCCACGCTTTTCAAGGTATATAACTTCCCCTAAAGCAATCTTAGTACTTTCTTTTCTGTGACTTATGACCATTATACATTCATTGTATTTTTCTACGCGTTCTTTTAAAATATCTATTACAAGATCGACACCTTTCTCATCTAAGCTAGAATCGAACAACTCATCATAAACACTAAAGTTAAATGCAACATCACCTTGAAGTCTACGGATATCCATGAACGCGAACAGACAGGCCAGGTCTATATTCTTCCTCTCAGCTCCACTAAAATTAAAATACGAGCATATCTTACCCTTTTCATCGATTATCTCTTCCTCAAAGTATTCGTTAAATATACACACACAATTTGCATCCATCTTTTTAAGATAATATGATAGTTTACTATTGAACAACTGAAGTATTTTTTTAACAATATAAGATTTGACACCTTCCTCAGATACTACAAATTTTGCAATATCAAGACGCGCCAAGTCCTTTTTTATATCATCTATACCACCCTGCGCATCTGACAATCTATTTTCAGTAGAACGTATTAACTTATTAATGCTGGTATTATCACCGCGAAGCCGCGTGAGATCACTATCAATTTGACTATTAACCTCGTTTAATTTCTCTACTTGTAGTTTTACGTTTTCAGCTTCTTGAACATTTAAGCGATATTTTAAAATCTTTCTATTACATTTATCAGTATTTTCGTTAATGATATTAAGTGCACTATTCCCCTTCTCGATTTTTTGTAATAGGTCAGTTCGACCTGTATCTAGCTGTAGTTGCTCTGTCTTAAGTTTTTCCTTTTCATCTTCAATGTGCTCTCTATGGGCATCATCAATAGATTGTAAGCAGACCGGACAGGATCCTTCATCTGTTCCTATCTTGTCTAAGCTACTACCTGTAAATTTAATGGATGACTCAATAGCTCCTAAGTGATTATTATATAAATCAATCTTTCCCCGGACCTCTGACTTGGTATCATCTAATTGGATTAATTTATCCTCCATTACCTTAATATTATTATCTAACTCCATACTAGAGCTCTTTTGACTAAGCTCTTCAATACTAGTGTTATTACATTTCTTTCGATATAATAGTCGATCATGTTGACTAAGAGCTTCTTTATCTGCTGAGTCTTTCTGATCTATATATGACCTTAATGCGTTAGATATCTCTTCATATTTAGCGCATTCAATATCAAATGATCTCAATATATCATTATACTCTGCTCTAATATGTGATAACATATCACTAAAAACCTGTAAATTAAAAATACCTTCAATGAATTTTCTCTTTTCAATTTTCTTTTTTGCCATAAACGGCACGGTATTATTAATCGTCATTATAACACAATTTTGAAACACCTCCGGGGAGCTATTAATTATTTGTGTAATATATCCTGTAGTATTAGATATTGAATCCCTTGTTTTATCTATATCGTCAATATATACATAACATTTACTAGGTCCTAACGTCCTTACGATCTTATACTCAGATATTGATCCGTTATCATTAATGCTAAACTCTAGCGATACGACCGCTGTACCTTGTGTGACATTATTTGTAATGTGCTCCTTTTTAAGTTCACGTAATGTACTACCGTATATTGCAAAATAGATAGCGTCTGCGATTGTTGATTTACCTACACCATTTCTTCTGTCTTCTTTATCTCTATTAACTCCTGTAATTACATTTAATCCAGGTTTAAAATCAACAACGACTGGTTCTTCACCAACAGATAGAAAGTTTTGTATTGTGACTGTCTTAAAATTAATATACTTCATTTACAATGGCGATATATACGTGATACATACCGTTTAATATCTTCTTTATCTTCAATATCTAACAAATCTATAAACTCTTCAATAGCTGTTGATACATCTACCCCTGATAGGTCCTTTTCATCATTTTCATTAAGATTAAATCTATCAAAATTAATAGCATAATCAGCTGTTATCGATACAGCTCCTAGTGTACTTAATTTATTAAATAGAATTTCAATCTCGTCCGGGGCGATGTCTTTATCAATTATAAATTTAACAATATTATTGCTAAATAGTGCTCTTACTTCATCTGTAATACGCTTGTAAGATACTAACTGAGAGAGGGTAATTTTTTTATGAAGAGGGGATATTGTATTTTCAGAAAAATTATACTTTTTTGTTTTGAGGTCTAGAATATAATATCCTTTTATAGACTCAACATCACCAAAGTCCATTTGATAAGGGCACCCTAAGTAAAGCACTGTCCCTTTTTTATACTTTCTCTCTTCACGTAAATGAAAATGACCAGTAATGATAAGGTCTGATTTTTTCAATAACTCAGCTGATTTAATACCATCTGTACATATCTTGTACTGATTTAATTTAAATGTCTCAATTTCAAAATGACCAAATATAATATCACACTCTTCAATTTCATTAATAGTTGTTCCCCATGGGCACATCATAATCCTTGTACCTTTATATTTTACTAGCTTTGGAGTGTCTATAACTGTAATATTAGGCCATCCCTTCAATATAGATAGAGAATTAACATCAATTCGGTCTTTATAATATGAATCATGATTACCAACTAGTAATACTATATTAAAGTCTTTCCAAATACTGAGAACATCATAGGCCGCCTTTATAGTATTAACCGCAATCTCGTCCCGATAGTGAAATAAATCACCGCTAATGATTATGTCTTGAATGTCTTTCTTAAGAAGTTCATCTCTCAACCAACCGGCCCATTCCAGCGTAATATTATGCCACATAGATTTATTCTGATGGACACCTAAGTGTATGTCGGAAATACAACATACTTCCGGGGACGTGAATTTAACCATTACTCGTCATCCATGCCATCATTGTTATGAGGGCCTGTATCTAGAATGTATCCGGCGGACGTTAAATTATCATATATATGTTCTTGATATTCTGTTAAAATGTCACGCTGTTTCTTTTCTTTTTTAATCCTATTAATAAATGCATGAAATGCGATTGTAGTAAAGTATGAAAATGGATTGGTATTTAGAACCGGATTAAACTTTTTATTCTGAAGAGCTGAGAACATCTTTACTATAGCGTCACCTACCATGTCATCCTTATATGAATAATTGATAAAGTTCGGTGCAAAACTTAACCCTTTTGCTATCTTATAAATACTCTCACCCAAACTCGGACCAATATCATCCGTTCCGGAATCATAATATTGTATTATTTTTTCCTTGAAATCACCCGCGTTAACATAAAAAGGTTTCTTCTTTTTAGCTTTTTTAGTTGATGGTTTCCGTTTCTTTTTCTTTGATTGATCTAATGCCATATCTAATACTTTCGTCTATATAAATCACCTTCCTCTTCACATAATGTTTATTACCGTAAAATAATTTATCCGCGATATCAATTATTATAACGTCTTTCTTATCCTTATGCCACCGAAGACCTCTGCCTATACTTTGTATTAACTTCACTTTCGCTTTACCACCACTAGCAAATACAATGTAATGTAAGTTTTTAATGTTAATACCTGTTGAGAATATTTTCGAGATAGCTACACATATTACATTTTTCTTATTCTCCATAACACCCTTAACTTTATCTCTATCCTTAACATCTACGTCACCTCTAATAAAATACACCGTTTTATCTGGATTATTCTCTTTCAAAATAGAATACAATTTCACACCATGCTCAATATAATCAACCATTATTAAGCAATTATTATCAAATTTACTACATAGTTTATTAATTATATTATTTCGAAATGTATTATTTATTATGAATTTCGATTCTCGTCTATATCGAGCTGATGGGCTATATCTATCACTGCTCTGAACTCCTGGTTGTGTAGAATACTCGATACGTATAAACTGCACTAATACATTAGCTATATAATTATCTACTCGTAATTGAAAGCTGTTTTTCTCATAAAGTAACGGGCCGATATGCCCAAATATATTCCATTGATCTATCATATCAGGTGGTAATGTACCTGTAAACCCGAGCTTATTTGGTGTGCGTATGGATTTTATGATTTTATTAATCTTATTTGACTTACGGAGTTTGTGTACCTCGTCAACTATTAGTAGGTCAATATCTTGCAACCAATCTAAATTAGATTTACTACTTTGTAATATTCCAATATTAGCAATAACGATATTGGTTGATATATCTAATTTATTATCCCCGGTCCACTTTGAATATGAAAAGGTACATTTATATTCTCCAAAATCACCAAACGTTTGATTGACCAATCCTCGATCTGGTACTAACACTACACATTTAAACTGATTATTTTTTCTATATACATGCTCAATAAGTGATGCTATTGTTAGTGTCTTTCCACCGGCTGTTGCTAATACACATACTCCTCTACCAACTGATAGACCTGCACGTACAATATCGTTCTGATAATCACGCAACGTTAATGATAAATGTTGTTGAATCTTTGTAATATTAAAACCAGGGTATATTATTTTTTTAAGTTCATCTGATATGTATATATTTGTATCTTTTCCTATATTTGATAGGATGTATTTTTTAATTTCAAAAAAGAGACCTGTTTCAAATCTACCGGCGGGAGTAATGACGTATTTTCTAGTTGGTATATATCTAGCGCCACCATACCTAGCAAACTTTGCACTATCGTTGTGCACTGAAAATGCCTCACGTAGTTCATCAAACCGATCACCAGATACAATACCTTGGCGACGACCTGGGTCATAATTAAACTTAATCGTCATAGCGTCTCGAGCTTCACGATTTCCGTGATATTCTTAATATCAAACGTCATTGAGCTAAATATTTTCTCGGCCTTTTCAAGAAGTTCAACAACTAGCTTCTCTTCTTTAACTTTTTTATTAATCCTAACTATAGTATCGTGAAACTCTGCTTGGCGCTCTGCTACTGCTTGTGCAACTTTATAGTTACTATTATCTTGTAGCTGCTTAACTACTGTATTTTTTGCGGATGTCTTAGCGGACAGAAGATCATTGATGGTATTTTTATGTCTCATGAGTCTACCAACCCATTTGTGCTTTAGCGCTGGTAAACTCATCTGCACATCTTTAAGATTAAATTCATCAACCTTAACGTCTTCACTCATTTCTTTGATATATTTCTCTAACGTGCTCGTAGATGACATAAGTATTATTATATAAGATGTTATTATAATGGCAATTTTTGAAAAACAATTTCTACAGTTTTTAAATGAAGATATGACAGCCGGGGCGGGTGGAGTGTTTGGTCAAGGGGCAGATTTAGGAGGTGCCGTTGGAACCAGTGATACGTGGAATCCAGGTGATCATAGATATGCATTTGGTGATCCTAAGACTCCGGAGCCTGAGCCTAAGAAAAAAGAGAAAAGGAAGAAGAAAAAGAAAAAAAAGAGTGATAAACAAAAAGTATCCGGTAATATATTATACGTAGCGCGTCGAAACCGCACCGTATTTTAAAATGCCATCACGTCAAAAAGCTAAAGGTAATAACTATGAACGTTGGACCTCCGGGTATCTTTCAGATATCTTCAATTTAAACTTTACACGAGTACCGACATCTGGGGCGATGACTGGTGGAATGAATGCCGATATTCTTAAAAAGTTATCGCGATCGCAAAAGCTACTACTAGAGGGTGATCTGATCCCTCCAGATGAGCTATATTATATTAAGATAGAATGTAAGTCCTTAAAATCTTTAAATTTTAGCAGCCTACTTAAGGAGTCCGCGATGATGAATTCTTGGATCGATCAAGCTAAGAGTGATGAGAAGATATGGTTTTTGTTTTTTAAAATAAACAACCGCGGGAATTTTATTGCGTTTAATGAGGACGTCTTCAATAAATGTAATATATTAGGTAACTATCTAATGTATAAGGGTAATTATATCACACTGTTAGATGGTTTTTTTGAAAGTAACAAGGATATTATTTTAAATTGGCACGCAAAAACATCCGATACATAGATCTTAATACATATAATATTCGGTTATTATGTTTTAGTGATATATATTGTGACATTGAAGCAAGTATAATAGATGATCTGCAGACGTTTAATCTACTAGATTCTCTCAACTTCAAAAAGCACGATACTAAAAAGGCGTTTTATTTTCATATAATAAAACACATATGTGATGTTATCTCACGGAACAATACATATAATAAGAACGTACTGTATGTGTGTTGTAACGAAATAGCGGAGCGGAGTCAATTATTCTTATTACCAGAGTCCGGTTGCGATCAAGATAGATTGTGTGCGTTTATATCTACCCTTCTCAAGCGTGTAGGTAATCTACTTCCTATATCCTTTTATAATAGCTACAGTGCGTTTGACGATTTAAAGAATAGTGAATGTGCGTCAGTGAAGGAAACGTTAATATCTATTTCAGGTTCTATACGGAACAATAAGCCAAAACATATTGACTTTAGTAAGATAAAGACTTTTGCGAAACGGTATCAATTAACATATTTTAATAAAGGGTACTTCGATCAATTAAAAATAAAAAGTATTATGTATAAATAATTAATATGTCTCTCGTTGAACAAATTATAGAGGAAAATACACCAATTCCAACCGGAACAAAAGCTACCGGTTCGGATGGGCAAACATACACATGGGCCGGTGCCCAGTGGATCAGTGACTCGACCGGGAGGATAGCTACAAGTGCGATAGGCCAGGAACTTACTGCTAAGCATGCACCTGCAGTCCCTGCCGAGCCACCTGCAGTCCCTGCCGAGCCGGTTGCACCAACTCCGGAGTTACCTAGCACACAAGCGTCTTCACCGCATTCGATGCCAGCTCAAGGTGGCCGGAAGTTAGGAGTAGTCGGAAAGATAGGAAATTTTGCTAAAAATATGAAAGGCTGGAGTGATAGATTCGCTCAAGCTGCTAAGTCCGGGGTTGCTGGGGTGATGGATCCGAATGCGAAGTTAGGAAAACTAGATCCGGAAAAGATTGCCGCGGCAGAACACGTTAAAAATATAGAATATGCTCTCATCAATGCTGGTAAAATAAATTCAATAGCGGATGTTGCGACGATACCTAATACAGGTAATCAACTAGCTGATATTTTATCTAATTACCAAAAGGAGCCGGCTAGGTGGAAGGATCAATTTAGCTGGGCGATTGCTCAATTACAGCGATCATATGGTGTTTCAATCAGTCTTCAGGGTCCACAGGGAGGTGCAGTAACTGCTGGTGGTGCTGGTCAACGAACCGGTGAAAGAACAAATGCGCGAGATGTATGGGATCAAAAGGTAACTAGAGTATATCCACCTCAAGCTACCGCCGGGGTGACTTCACCTGGTGAGTATGATTATCAAGCTGCATTTGCTAGCAATCAGAGCGGTTTAGCAAATTGGAATGCACTACAGACGAAGTATTACGCAGAGCCTCAAACTTACCAGCCATATATGGCTCAATTTATATCTCAACTTGAAGTGCAAAAAACTCAGCAGAACCAAAACCCTTAAAAATTTAATACAATGAATAAATTCTATGAACTAATTGATGATACATTAACTCTCGTCCAAGAACAAGATCCGGTTGATCCTGCCCCAATTGCCCCAGCTCCAGTTGAACCAGCTCCAGTTGGAGATGACATGCCTCCTGTTGAGCCAGTTCCAGAGGAACCTACTGCAGAGGAATCACCTGTTGATGACGTTGGTGCACTGAAAGTGCATATGACCGAATTAATTCGAAAAGCTCTTCTTATAAACAGAGAAGAAATCACCCCTGAAGATTATGCTAGTCTTATGACACCAGTATCTAATGCTAACATGGATCAGATGAATGATCTAGTTAGTAGTGTGATATCTAGTTCGAGTAAGGATACCGGGGTAACGGCATCAAAGTTAGCAACAAGCTTTTAAAGAGTATTCTTAACCTCTTGAATTTCCTTCCGGCGGTTTTTGCCGAGTTTCGCTAGCTCACTTAGAGCCTTACGAGCTCTAGTTGCGGCAGATTTATTTTGCTTCTCAACAAATTTTTCATTGTTTGAGACATAAATTTCAATTTGTTCGAGAATCTGTGAATGTGTATCGCTCATAATTCTATTTATTGTAGTGGTGGCTTTTTTACAACTATAACTTATAATATTAGGGATTATTGTTATGAAAAACAAAAAAATACTACTCGGAGTAGCTCTGGCTGTTATTGCTGGACTACTGTTATATAAAAAGGTTAAAGCGGACATCGGTGGGGAAATCGGTGTCTCTTATGTATCAGAGCACCTCTTTAGGGGGACTGTAAAGTCAAGTAATAACGTGCAAGGTTCCATTGGGACCGCGGTAAGCGTTATTGATGGTCTGGTTGTGGACGTTGAAGGTCTATATACCGGATCGGTTGATGGTGATACACGAGAATTAGATGTCGATCTAGGCACTAGCTTTACCGTAACAAAGGGACTGCAATTCAATGCTGGTACTGTTATTTATGAATATTTTAATAGCAGCCTATCAACTGATGTTGAGCTTTATGCTGGGCTTCAACTAACTGCAGTTCCTCTTCAACCTAACGTTACACTGTTTCATAACACTAGGACAGACGTCAATACAGTTGAGGGCTCTATTGTTAAGGACCTAGATGTGGGTATTGAAGATCTAAGTGTTGATGTTACAGGTGTCGTTGGTGATAGCGGAGGTGTAACCTATTATGGTGCTGTTTTAGGTGCTAGATATAGTGTTACGGATGAGCTGTCACTTACAGCGAATTTAGCGACAGTAAAGAATTACACTGAAGGTAATAAGGACACATCCTATACGGTAGGTCTCAACTATCTATTTTAACCCTCCCATTCATACACCAAATAAAAGAGCTCGGAGATTTACGTCTCCGGGCTTTTTTTTGTTATATTATATAAATATTTAAAATGAACAAACTTTGTAAAGATGTACACAGCCTAAATGAGGCGTATGATAGTATGACTGAAGATCATCATGAAGTCGAGGATCCAGGATATGATGAGGATTTAGTTAATGATCTATTGGGATTGATGGCTAATGCAGTGACTGATCCTAATGCATTTAGGGAGTTAGCGGAACCATATGGTGGAATAGAGGGGTATATTAAGATGTTAGATAGTAAGCTTGATATATTAATAGGTCCGGATGATTATGCAGAGATAGCCGGTATTACTGATCCAGATGAATGTGAAGCTAAGGGTCACTTCTGGTGCACAGTTCATGGCATATGCAAACCCAATATTGAAGAAGCTGTAGAGCCAATAAATGTTGGTAATGAACTAGCTAGAGCAGCAAGCGAGTTTAACCAAAAGGGAATGATAGGTAAGATGTCAGCTAAATTTAATCCGCTAGCAGGTAAGCAATCTAAGCTAGGTGCCCAAGCAGCTAAAGAACTTAGAAGAAGAATTACTTCAGTATTACCTGGTGCAGTAGACTTATATGCTGCGCAAACTGACGAGCTAGAGACGGCAGTTGCGGCCGGAACCGTCAAAGCTGAAAAGGGTACTAACTAGTGGCTTTCTTTTAGTCTAGAGTATATAATTATATCATGCTATCAACTAACGAAATAACCAAAGTTAACGACCTTTACTCTAAGATCGATGTTTTAACAGCCGAAAATAATGCCAATAAGCTACATCGCGAATGTCATGAAACTATTTTAGCTAGACTAGATGCTATCGATCAAAAGTTAGAGCAAGCACTTACAGTAAAGACAGGTAAGAATTAAGACCTAGTCGGAAAAAGATTTATAACTCGATTACAAACAAAATAAATCCGGAACACATTAAAGGCTCATTATAATTAATGGGTCTTTTTTGTTTAATAGTTACTTTCATACTATATAATATTAAGTATTATTATGAAGTATATGCTATCGCTAATTACTACAGCTGCTATTTTAAATGCAGCTCCTCAAAAACGCCCGGAGGTTTTTCCTAGACCAGAAAAGCCTGCAGTAGAGAAAGAGCTATTCGGCCAATGGTTGGATAAGGATGGTTATGTAACAGATGGACCTAAGATTAGGAATTGGGTTGACTCTGACAGAGACCGGGTTGATGATAGATTTCAAGCTGGTCCAGGTAAACCAGCTGGTAAGAAACGGCCAGAAGTAGGTAAGCCTAAACCAAAACCTAGACCGGAACCTAGACCTAGTAAACCAACAAAGCCAACAAAGCCAACAGTTGGTAATGAAGGTGAAGGAAAGCCTAGTAAGCCAACACGCCCAACTAAGCCAGTTCGACCTGAATTATCTGACGATGTTAAGGTTAAGTTAGATTCATATAAAGAAGAGAAGGATAAGTTACATAAGGAACTAAAAGACGCTCTTAAAAAGCTGAAGAACCCTACACGTAAGGTTGTTAAGGAAGCTGTTGCGGCATTTCATAAGGAAAATAAAGACCGTGTAGATGCTCATAAGGAATTAGGTAAGGAAATCAAAACAGGTCTTGTTCAGAATAGACCGGAACGGCCTCAGAAACCTGTAGTCCCAGAAGCTGTTAAAGAGCTCCATAAGGTACAAATGGAGGTTCAAAAAAAGCTAGGTGTAAATCATAGAGAATTAATGACTAAGCTTAAAGCTGGACGGGAAACGTTAGGTGCATCAGATCGAAAAGAACTATTTGATAATTTTAAGGAAAACCAATCTTCCTTACATGAAGAACTTAAAAGCATTCAAAAGCAGCTTAGGGACATGCCTAAGATTGTTATTTGCGAAATTAAACCTACCAAGGACAAGAAGGTGGACGTTGCTGTTCGTGCAGAGCGTAAACCTCCACCACGGCCCAAACCAACGGATACTAAGAGGGATGTAAGACGCCCGTCAGACAGATAAAGTCTTTAGAATCCGGAACATATAAGGAGCCTACTTCGTTTACGCGATGTAGGTTCTTTTTTATTAAATAATTAAGGTGAAACCATTTAAACAATTTTACGAAGAGCGAACTACTCAATCTGTAGACAATTGGGATAAGGTTATCGCTTCTAGCGGTGAGCTACAAGCTGCTCTAGAAATTCTCGATATCATTAACAAGACTGGAGCAGAGGCTCTTATTGTTGGAGGAGCAGTACGTGATATCATTCTAGGTAAGGAACCACATGACGTAGACATTGCTACTAATATGGATATGGAGAAGGTAGTAGATATATTCAAGAGCTTTGATATTGGTAAGTCTCAAGATTTTGGTATTGTAGCAGTTCCATATAAAGGTTTCACATTTGAAATCGCTCACTATAGAGAAGAATTTGGAACTAGTGATGCAAGACATCCTGACGAAGTTAGAGATGTAGATAGCTTTGAACAAGATAGCGCTCGCCGGGATATTACTATCAACTCACTTGGTCTAGATGCAGATGGTACTATTATAGATTACCAGGGAGGATTAGAGGATATTAAGAATGGCTTAATTAGAGCTGTCGGTGATCCAGATGAACGTATTAAAGAAGATGCATTGAGAATTATTAGAGCATTGCGTTTTGCAGCTAAATTTGGATTTGATATTGAACCAGATACTAAACGAGCGGTACAAGAGCTTGGTCATATGTTATTTAGAGATGAACAAGACCCAGAGAAGACTGGAGTTAGTGCAGAACGTCTACATGATGAACTATTTAAAATGGCTGAGGTCGGTGGCCCGGCGTTGGCTGATTTCTTAGATAAACTGGATGAGGTTGGATTACTAGATAAATTCTTACCGGAAGTTAAAGCAATGCAAGGCGTTCAACATCAACCAGAACATCACCCTGAAGGGGATGTTGGTCAACATGTGCAAGCAGCTCTTAGAGCTAGTAAGGTTAAGGGAAAACCTATTACTACATTAGCAATTCTTTTTCATGATATCGGTAAACCTGGTACATACGAACTAAAGCCTACTAGTAAGTATCCTGAGGGTAAGCATACGTTTTACGGTCACGATAGCTTCGGTGTTGATGTATTCCATAAAATTGCCAATCGTTTAAGATTCTCTAAGGATGAAAAAAATGCTATTAGTTTTGTTATTCAGAATCATATGAAGCCTTATAAGGCATCTGACATGAAACCTAATAAGCTGCTAGCATTAAAAAATAGCCCTTATTGGGGAGAAATAAAAGAAGTATTATATGCTGATATCCACTCTAGAGGTACCGAAGGTGAATTTGCTAAAGGTCCGGAGGATTATGCTAATATATTACAACAGTTTGATACGAGAACACAAGGTTTAGGTAATAAGGAAGAGGTTAAATCTAAATTAAAAGGATTAGTTGATGGTCACATGATTATGCAATTAACTGGAGCAAGGGGTCCAGAGATTGGTAAGATTTTAAAAAATGTCGAGGACTGGATCATAAATGATAATCCAGATGCTACAAGAGAAGAAGTGATGGAATACATTAAGGGTATATAAATATTTATATACGAAATGAGTGAGTTAAGTATAATTACAGCCGTAGCGATTTGTATATGTGGTGCATTTATAACTGGTTCGGTTGCGTTTGTTATAAAGTCTATAATGAATGATATAGCCCAGGCTGAAGCAACCTCAGATAAAGCCATACAATTCATAAGGTCGGAAATACTTGGATTAAGAAGGTCTTTAGATTCATTCAAGAGTGAAGAAAGACATAAGGATGACGAACTTAAGGTAAGCGTAGAAAAAGCTCAAGATACTCTTCGGATAGAATTAAAAGAAGATAGAAAATATCAAGAAGCAATTAGGGGTGAATTAAAAAATGAAATGATGCAGTACTGGGATAAAGCCGAGCATGTTTTAGAGGCTAGAAGACAGGATGTATATATGCTTCATAAGAAAATAGACGTGATTAAAGATAAATTTCAGGAGGAGATAAGAAAATGAATTTTAACGAATTAATAGAGAGATGTTCTAGTTGTAATGTTACTGCGAATGAACTAAATACTGGAGATGATATAGAGAATATAAATCCAGATTGTGATCACTATGGTAGTAAAGGTGTTATTGTGAAAATTGAAAAGCTACCTCAAGATCAAGAAAAAACAGCTGGGAATATCATTGTATATAAAGTAACAAACAAGGGACAAAATTTTTCCCCGGATGATATTCTTAAGAAAACAGAAATACAATTAAAGAAAGTTAACTAAAATGTCTAAGTTTAATAAAATATTTGACGAAATTATGGAAGCTAAGGAGCTCCAAAAGATTCGTGTAAAGGTTGATCCTATTGCAAGTGATGATTTTGCGAATGCAGATGACTATGCTGGATATATCCTAGCAGAAGACGAACCTTATAGGTTTTATAAAAAAGCTATTGATTATATTCAGTTAAATGAAGGAATCGGAGGACTGAGCCTTTTTCCAGGAGCATTCAAACCACCTCATATAAGCCACTATAATGAGGCTTTAGATGCAACACAACAAAATGATCTTGTATACATACTTATAGATTCGAGTCCTATAGACGGAATTACCGGTGAGATGTCCGCTAAAGTATGGGATATATATAAAAATTATATTGAAGGTAATATTATTACTAAAGAATGTGATAGTATTTATAATACTGTTCGCGCTGTAATTAAGGGACTAGATAGTGATGATATTGTGGAGGATGAGATCGCGAATGATATTATAAGAGAGGTTAAGGATAGAAACCTTGTAAATATAACCCTTCATACTAATGATGATCATTTTAAGAAATTATCGGTACTAGCAGGTAATAATATATCTAACGTATTATTAAATGATGTAAATGTTCAGGCTAATTCACAATTGATGAGATATGCATTAAAAAATAATGATGAGGAAACGTTTAAGGAAAATTTACCGGTGGCGCTAACAGATGCTGATCGAGATTCTATTTGGAGTATATTAAAAGATGTATAAGAGCCACGAAAAGGACTATGCGGACATGTATAGTTTATATGAGAGTATAAATGTACCTAGTCTATTATCTGAGGAGATGACGCCAGATACTCCTGAAGGTATTAGTAAGATTAATGTATATACTATATCTCCATACGGGAGCCCAGAGAAGTCATATACTGGGTTGGTTGTTAGTAAGATCCAAAGAGATGGTAGTTATACTGTTTTAGCTAAGGATAGGGTCACTGATAAGGTTATTGAGGTTACAAAGACGGATGATGAGGTTTATACAGTGAAAGTGCTAAGTACTTCAAATAATATTGAAGAAACATTTATTGGTAAAGAGATAGGTACATTCGATGAAAACGACGGAGTCTTGGACATTATCAATACTAACGTAGTTGCTTAATTGTGATTAAATAATATTATATGAAAACCTTTGACGAGAACTTTAAGCGTATTATGGAATCTATTTTTATAAGCTCATCGCTGAACTACGAGGATAATATTACTAACTTTAAAAAAATTGACTATGAAAAGACAAATAAACGTAAAAAACGGGATCGCGACACTATGTTGCGGAAGAGGTAAATGCCCGGAGTTGTCCTTTCATAAGGATGGAGATATAATTATTAAAGATGATTCCGGTTTTGTTGTCCGGATGGCTCCGGATCAAGCGGAGCTAATTCCTCAAGCTATAAAGGAGCTCAAAGATGCTCTTAGTAGTGAGTAATGGTATTATATATAATATCGTGTATAGGGTTGACGAATATTTTAATGTATGGCTCTATACTGTCAAAACCTAGGCGGTACATTACAAATAGATCTCCTGCTATAGATCATATGCTAAAATGCTCACTGTGTACAGGTTTCTGGTCCGGTATTATAATCAGTGTTATTGCTTTTTTTATTACCCCAGTAGTTGAGCTGGTATTTCTTCCGCTTGCATCGTGTGCTATGTGTTGGTTATATGATAGTATTATTGGTCTAGTACATGCTCAAACTGAAAGTATAGATCACTATAAGAAAAAGTAAAAAATATCACTTAAAAGATATTGATCATTTATATAGTTATTATATAATATATATATGAGTAATTTTCAAAGTACTAAGTTGATTAGTTTAGGTAGTTGCGCGTTCAGACAACCATCAGCTAAGAGTCATTGCCGGTGGATTCATGGATATAGACTTAAGGCCAAGTTTTTGTTTGGGTGTGATAAGCTGGACAATAATAACTGGGTTGTTGATTTTGGAGGTCTTAAGGGGTTGAGGAAGAAATTAGAAAAGCAATTTGATCATACTATGTGTGTTGCAGCTTCTGACCCGGTACTTCCGTATTTTCAGGACTTAGCTAATGAAGATGTATGCGATCTAAGAATAATGGATGGTGTAGGAATTGAGAAGTTTGCTGAGTGGTGTTTTGATGTAGCGGATCATCTTGTAGGTAGTATGACTAAGAATAGATGTTGGGTTGATCGTGTTGAGGTTTTTGAGCATGAAAATAATTCAGCGGCGTATAACCGACCTCATGACCTAGAGGGTGTATCGACATATCACGCGACAGGGAGTATCTCCTCTCCTGATATACCCGAGGAACCACCTGAAAAGATCGTGATGTTGGAACCACCGGAAGGATTATTAGACCTAAGATTAGATACAGGGGAACCTTTAGCGAGTAATACTACACAAAAGACAGATTTACCTCCGGTGGAGGCCATTGAGGATTCCACACCGGTCTCGGATAAAAAAGAAGAGAAGAAGAAACGAGGGGTAGAAAACGTCTCTATAAAACCTAAGAGAGTCACTAATAAGTGGATTGATCCAAATGTAACCAGTCCATGGGGATTTTAAATTAATATGAATACAGCCGTCAAAAATGAGAGACCTACAACTCTCGATACATCAGAACACTTCTACTCGATCCAGTGTGAAGGTCACACAACCGGGGCACCTGCTTACTTTATGAGATTACGTGCATGTAATCTAATGTGTGGAGGGCCAAGTGGTCAGTTGGTGAAGGAGGGTAAGGCTACGTGGTGGTGTGATACCGAATATATATGGAAGAAAGGGATGCAAAAACCATTCTATATGTTTGTTAAGTCTTGGAAGGAAGATAATATATTAGACTGGATACTGAATGGAAGAATACATTTAATATGGACCGGTGGGGAACCCACAATTCCTAAACATCAGAGGGCTATCCCGGCCTTTCTAGATTGGATTAAAGAGGAATATCCGGAATCACATACATATAACGAGATTGAAACAAACGGTACAATATATATTGACCGTCAATTATTTCCTAGGTTAAATCAAATTAATTGCTCAGTCAAGTTAGCGAATAGCGGGGTACTTAAGGAGCGACGGATTAATCATTCTGCGATAGAGAGAATTATGCAACATCCTAACTATTGGTTTAAATTTGTTATTAGTAATGAAGAGGATATGAAGGAGATTGAGGAGGAGTGGATCAAGCCTTGGAATATACCAGCTGAGCGTGTGCTCATGATGCCCGGTCTTGATAAGCGTGCGGATTTTCATGAAAGAACTAGATTTTGTTTAGAGATGGCAAAAAAATATGGATATATTGGAATGTCTAGATTACACGTAAGTGCATGGGATCAAACAACAGGTGTCTGATTTAAAAGAGAAAAAGTATTCCTGGAATTATATCAATAAGGCTTGCGCTAATTTAGCGGAACAAGTTGCGGATAGAGAGTATGATATGTATATAGCTCTATCACGTGGTGGGTTAGTACCGGCTTCCATTTTAGCTAACTTAAATAATATAGGACAAGTTCAATCAATAGGAGTTAAATCTTATGATTCGCGTAACCAAGGTGAATTATACATATATCAGCACCCTATTAGATTTGAGGGAAAACGGATACTAGTTATTGATGACTTATCTGATAATGGTCGGACTTTAAATCACATCCATCGCTACCTATTAAATAACGGAGCTGGTCATGTTACATCTGCATGTATATTTGCAAAAAGAGAAACAAATCATATACCTATGTTCGTATATAAATACATACCTAAAGACCAATGGGTTGTATTTCCTTGGGAGGTTTGATAATTATTATTAATGAGAGTTGCAGTTTCAGGTACAACGTGTCAAGATAAGAGCACCTTGGTTCAAGATATAATTACTAATTGGGATAATCTATATAATGAACCGGAAGTAACATACCAGTCAATAATTGATAATATAAAGGGTACTGAATTTAAGACTGTTAGTAATACAATGTGGAAGTTAATTACTGATCTTAATAGAGAGATATATAAATTCAAGGAAGATACAGATAATGTTATATTTAATAGATGCTCACTTGATGTATTAGCATATAGTCTATGGCTAAAGAAAAAAAATATTAACTCTATAGACGACAAGTTTATTGAAAGGTTAAAAACTAAGACTCGTAAATGTATGAAGCATTTGGATATTATATTTTTTGTGCCTATTGTTGATCAACAAAATATACATATTACATCTAAACATGAGAATATAACTGATGCTGATATTTCATCAATAAGAGAGATTGATGTTATATTTAAAAGTTTTATTAGAGATTGGAGGGATGGTAAGAATGAATTTATGCCAGTAGACGATTGTCCAGCTATAATAGAGGTATTTGGATCACGAGAACAGCGTATGAAGATGGTGACTTTATATATTCAACCAGATGGAACACAGTATGATACATCTGGTAATTTTATGGAAGATGCATCAAATATATTAAATAAAGACGGTGTTCCGGCTATTAAAGATGGAAAATATACCCAAGATGAGCAGGGTATTGTATTAAATAATTTAAATGAAGAAGTTTAATAAAGAATACGAAGATCTCCTAGAAGGATTTGGCTATATGGTAGCTAGAAGCCGATATCCAAGTAAGTTAAATTTAAGTGAGGACTTTGTTAGAGCAGCCCAAAAGGAATTTAGGGCTCAAACAGCACCAATTGCTACTGAAGACGATGATGGTAATTCTGTATTAGATCCCGGAAGGAATCCAAAGCAGGTATTAAAAGAAATGCAAAAGGCTCTTCCGTTTATACTTCGTAAGCGTTAAGTTATCCCTCTATAATCTGATTCACTGGTAGTTTCTTAGTAGATCTATCTAACTGTGTAATAATAAACTTAAGAAGAGGGCTTCTCGTTATATCATCCTCTGTAAACTTAAACGTATATATACCTTCTTGTTCACTTTCTTCATTATCAAACGCGTTATATATTTGAGGGAATCCGGATTTAGAATTAATATCTGACTGCTTACTATCACCTATTATTAATAGCTTACAATTTTCACCATATCTGGTCATAATAGTTACAAGTTCACTATACTCTAGATTTTGAGCCTCATCAATGATAACCACATTGTCTCTAAATGTAGATCCTCTAAGAAAATTAACTGGAATGCATTTAATATATTCTCTCTCCATTAATGGATTAATGTAAGGGGTCTCTATCAATTCCTCGAGCTTCTCGACGAGAGGTATGGACCATGGTTTAAACTTATCCTCTACCTCACCCGGGAGGGAACCTAACTTACGTGTAGCTGACTCTACAATGCTACGTACATATAGTATGCTGTCTTTACATCTAGCTTTTAATAATGTTAGTGCGATATACACAGCACAGTATGTTTTGGCTGTACCGGCCGGGCCATCTACAAGTACTATATTGGTATCTCTCTTAAGTGTTAACTCTACAAATGACTTGTGAACTGGTAAAAATTCATATTCATTTGATATATTATATTTTATATCACATGTAAATCGCTGGGCTGTTTGAATGTTTTTTTCTGCTTTTTTTACTTCCTTAGATCTATTTTTGGGTACCGGTTTGTGTCTCGCCATATATAATTACTTATTGATTATTGCCAGCAATCAATTATAATATTATTATATATATATGAATAGAATTGGCGTTGGTGTAATTACATGTAATAGAGAGCATTTCTTAAAACAGTGTATAGAGTCTATACCACTAGATATAGTGGATCATATTGTTATAATTAATGACGGGAAACCTTTACCGGGTGAATATTTTAAAATGGCGGTGGATAAGGTGGATATTATAGAGCATGAAGAGAATATGGGTGTTGGTAAATCTAAAAATGATGCACTAAAATACCTTCTTAATAATAATTGTACCCATTTATTTTTAATTGAAGATGATATTATTATAAAAAATAATAAAGTGTTTAATGAGTATATTAGATGCTCGGAGATTACTGGTATTAAGCATTTGAATTTTTGCCTCCATGGTGAGGATAATAAGGTCAATAGATCTCCGAATCCAAAAAAAATAATTGATTATAGAGATATAAGGCTCGCGATATATCATAATATATACGGTGCTTTCAGCTATTATCATAGAGATGTAATTGATAAAATTGGCATGATGGATGAAGCATATGTAAATGCGATGGAACATGTTGATCATACTATGGAAGCGATTAAGGCTGGGTTTCATCCTCCATTTAGATGGTTTGCTGATCTCGAGAATAGTGACGACTGGTTAGATGAACAGGATAGAGGTCATAGTGAGAGTGTTATTAGAACTGGTGATTGGTTAACTAATTTCCGGGAAGGTGTTGATCGGTTTAAGGTAAAATTTGACATAGATGTATGTAACCCTTATCAATCTATCGATAGCTTAGACGACGTTGTCTCTTATTTAAAAAATGTAAAGCCATGAGTATAGGTATATGTATTAATACGTTTAATCGCGAAGATTCATTTAATAAAGTATATAACTCAATACCTAAGCATAAGATTGATGAGCTTATTATTGTTAAGGATGGTGGATACCCTTATAACTCTTTAGATAGTATCAAGGATATAGTTTTGGATTTCCCATCAACAAACGGTATAGCAACATCAAAGAATGCTGGATTAGCCTACTTAATGCATAAAAAGTGTGACCATATATTTTTAATTGAAGATGATATAATTGTTAAGGAGGATGATGTATTTGATAGATATATATCAGCGGCTAAAGAATCTGGCATATACCACTTAATGTTTTCAAAAGTAGGTGATAATCCAATCCGTAAGACAATACACAATATAGATTTACACGAAAAGTGTCAAGGTGCCTTTATGTATATGTTAAGAGGTGTCGTTAAAAGTATTGGAGGGTTTGATCAGGGATTTAAAAATGCATATGAGCACATTGAGTGGACATATAGATGCTCTCTTAAGAAGTTAGTTCCACCTTTTTGGTGGTTTCCGGATATGATAGATAGTGATAATTATCTAGAAGAGAATGAATGTGAATCGACCATAACTAATAAGCCACAATACCATGAAAACGTTGATAGCTCCGGAAGGTATTTTTTTAAAAAGTATGGCATGTGTGTTGGTGATATACCAAGTACAGTGCTAGAAGATGTTAGTTGCAGCATGGATAGTATAAGATTAAATTATAGTAGGTAATTATGAAAATTGTTATTGGATCAAACACATTTGGAAAATATCATCGACAAGATGTCGCGGTAGATTCATGGAAATATCTTCAATCGAACTTTGATGTTGATGTATATGATATTCAATTTGCTGATGAAAAATCAACGTTTGAGAATCCATACGATTTACACACTATACATGACCTTAAGCGTAGTAGTAAGTCTATACTATCAAAGTCTAAAAAGAAACTTCCGTTTGTAAACGATATTATATCATGTTTATCTAATATAGATTGTGATTACTTTATCTTTACTAATAGTGATGTTATTATTAATAATAATCTAATTAAATTTATACAGAATAATAAACCGGTCGCGTTTGGGTGCTCACGTCTAGATATACAAGACGTTAAATCGTTTCAAGATATCTTAGACAAAAAAGTTACACCTGTTAGATATGAAATTGCCGGATTTGATACGTTTGTATTTAAAAAGAAATGGTACTTGGATCATGTTGATCTATTTCGAGATTATCTGTTAAGCATGCCGGTATGGGACCAGGTATATACCACTTTAATGAAGATATATGGTAACAATGATTTATTTGGAAATAACTACCCACCATACTGCTTCCATATACATCACGAGATGAATTGGCAGCAAACAGATAGTATGGAAAAGGAGTTTAATATTAATAGTAATAGAGGGTCACATATGGATAGATTAATGTGTAAGATTTTTGATACGTATCTTCAATCTGTATTAATAAAACGACAACCATGGGGAGCCTTTATTACACCAGTTAAAGCTGAAGAGGTAGTAGAAAAGGAATTTTTTAATAAACTGAAGGTATGATTAGTGATGTTAAGCTTCTAGCGTTTCCTGGATTCGCGAATGATGGTATATTAGTTCCTGTTGACTTAAGAAAGCAAATACCATTTAAGATTAAGCGATTGTTCTATATTTTTGGAGTAAATTCTTCTAGTATTAGAGGTCAACATGCTCATTATAATACAGAGCAGATTTTAATATGTCTTAAAGGAGAGGTAGAGTGTATTTGTAAAGATGGACTTGGTGGAGAGGTTAGACATACACTTAATTACCCAACACAAGCTCTTTATATTCCTAGAATGATTTGGGATGAGCAAATCTATCATAGTCCGGATGCGATTCTCTTAGTATTAACGAATACAATATATGATAAGAGTGATTATATTGAAGATTGGGAAACCTTTGTTCGGGAATGTAAATGATAAATCTCTTTAATATAGAAGATTATATAGTAGATACTTCTAAATTTACTCATGTTCTTCACGATAAAGGTGTAGATGAATTTGAAAGAGCATTTGCTGAGTATGTTGGGGTAAAATATGCTTGTTCTGTTAATAGTGCAACTAGCGCTATCTTTCTACTTCTTTTAAATCAATATATTACTGTTAGTATACCTAGCTGCATACCTCCTGTAGTATTAAACTCTATTGTTAATAGTGGTAATAAAATTAATTTTACCGATGACGTAGACTGGATAGGAAATTCTTATATTCTGCATGATTTTGGTGACTATAAAATTGTAGATTCCGCACAAAAGGTAAATAGAGATCAATTTAAATTAGAGTGTAATCCTCAAGACCTTTTATTGTTTAGTTTTTATCCTACAAAGCCAGTTGGTGGTATGGATGGTGGTATGATTGTATCTAATGATTTAGATAAGATCTCTTTACTTAAAGAGACAGTTCTAAATGGTATGGGATATGCTCATAACAATTGGGAGAGGAGTATTAAGTTCCCGGGTTGGAAAATGTATCTTAACTCTACTCAAGCATACATCGCTCACGGTAATTTGACTAAGCTTGATAATAAAAAGCAAAAACTAAGTCAAGTTAGAGCTTTATATAATGAACAGCTGGGGTATGATAATACTAGTGATCACTTATATAGAATTAGAGTTGATGATAATAAAGAGTTTATAAAAAATATGAAAAGTAATGAGATTGTCTGTGGGATTCATTATGATGCATGTCATTTAAATTCAATATATAATAATCGAAAAGTAATATTATGTCCTAATTCAGAAAGGGAAGCAGCTAGGACTGTTAGTATTCCTTTTCACGAAAAGTTAGGATTAGAAGAAATAGACTATATTGTATCTTGTATTAAAGAGCTAACTTAATAACTTTAAATATGAATATATGGACCCCAGGTGACCCTAATCACAGTGATGCTTTTAGAGAAATGGTAGATCTTTGGGTGGAGCTCGAGCTTGCTACTCGTATCAATACCGAGGGTGAATTTTGCTGGGCGGACCACATGAAAACATTTCTTTTATATGACTGGCCTAGAATAGACGATAGAGGAATACCACCTTTTAGAGTATCTTTATTTTGTAATACTGTCCCAAGTCATCCACGAGTTCATCCTTGGACGTTCTTTGCTAGACATCCTAAAAAATTACATGCTAGTGTTTTAAAGGGTATTGTTCCTTATGATGATAGACAGTTTGAATCTATGTTTATGGGAAAAATTGAGAATCATACTCAAGGAGCCATGAGAGTTGATCAAGATTGGACTAAAAGTACAGAGCATTTTAGCATGCCTATTACAATAGGTGACGGTGGACTTCACTCCTCCTATCCATTTACTCAGGAACAATATCAAGATAGACTAGCTTCTTCTAAATTTGGACTCCTACTTCCTGGATATGGACCAAAATGCAATCGTGATATTGAATGCATGGCTCACGGAACGGTTCCCGTCGTAGCTCCAGGATGTGACGTTATAAATTATAATGAACCATGGATTGAGAATATTCATTATATTTCTGTCAATTTACCTGAGGAGGTAAAAGCCAAGACCTCTAAAATTTCTAAAAATCAATGGGAAGAGATGCATCATGCATGTCGCGGCTGGTATGAGAGAAATGCATCTCCACATGGGTCGTTTAATCTTACCAACTCTTTGATTGAAAAATACATGTAATATGAAAAACTTTTGTACTGTATCTGATAGTAAATATCTACACTTTGGATTAGCACTTCATGAGTCACTAAGTAGATCTGCTGAAGAGTATACTCTCTATTATTTTTGTACTGATGATGAGAGTTATAATTTTTTAAATGAATATAGTGATAATTTGATTCCTATCTCTATTCCGGAACTATTAAAAAATAACGAAGATCTTATTAAATTAAAGGAAGCTTCTAAAACTGAATCTATGGAGGCTGCTAATTGCTCTCAACAAGAAGGTCTTCAAGAGCCGGCTGTGCTTCAGTTTCTTTATAGTCTCTCAACATTTAGTACTAACTATTGTCTTACCTGTTTAAATTTAGATCATATCATGTATGTTGATGCAGATATATTTTTCTTTGAAGATTTTAAGTATGCCTTTAATGATGTTGGTAGTAAAAGTGTTGGATTAGTTGAGCATAGATTACCGTTTAAGCATGAATATGGTGAGTTTAACGTAGGTATTGTTTACTTTAAAAACGACAGTATAGGGAAATCTGCATCCAATCTTTGGCTAGGTTGTATGCAAGATCCTAATAATAAGTGGGCAGCCCAATACGCAGCATATGGAGATCAAAAATATCTTGAAATTGTATATGCGAATGCCGGGGATGGTGCTTGTATTATTGGTGATACATGTGGACACCTCGCACCTTGGAATATACCTTATCATCAATATAATTCTAATAAAGGGGAAATTGTCTGGGCAGGTCGATCTCAAAAATTTGTTTATTTTCACTTCTCTAGTTTCATTTTAAACAAAGATGGTTCATATATTCTTGGCAGAAGACACGGAATGACAGATATTGATATACCGTTTATTCAGGTAAAGGTTAGACAATATGCAGACTTGCTTATTAAGTTTAAAAAAAATATTAGTGAAAATATAAACAATATTAAAGAGTATTTTAATCTTCAATTGCAGCTAAATAAGAAGCAATTCTCTGGAGAATTACCTAGACCTCCCCATTGGGGAAATATGATAACGGATATTCAAGAATTATGTAATGATGATAAGAATATAAACACCATAAAGGATCTTGGATGTGGGTCAGGAGCGCTGTATAGGGTAGTTAATGATCCATGGATCCAGTCTAGTTTTGATAAAAAAATACACTACTATGGATATGATATTTCAGAACATGCTATTAAATTAGCAAAAGAGAATTATTCTAATGATCATTTCTTTACTCAGGATGCTTGTAAAATAGATTCAAGTTTTGTAAAAAATAATGAGATTCTTTATATGTCTGCGCTTCTTGATGTCATGAAGGACGGGAATACTTTTTTAAAGAATATCTGTTCGATGAAGTTTAAATATATTATTATTCATAGAGTTCAATTTACTACAAAGACCTCCTTTTTTACTATGGATAGACCGTATGGTGTTTGTGATATGCCGATGTCCTTTCATAACAAGAAAGAGTTTATTAAGGTAATCTCCAAAGACTATCATTATACAATAAAGAATAATGACGAGCATGATTATAACATTATTTTAAATTTGAAATCGTGATCCATGTATAGGTAATTTCACATGAGAATCGCGCACATTATTAATGTATTTGAAATACGTGAAAGACACAGAAAAAACCATTTACATATAGCCCAGCCCGTGACAATTCAGAGTATGATAAATGCGAGAGATGTCTCGGATAACTCAGTTGAATTGTATGCGGTAAAGGATAGACACGAAACTGTAAATATACCTGAGGAATTTACTATGACGGAAGATCTACAACGATGTTGTTATGATGTTATTGACACTTTACCAAAAACAAAAATGTTTCCACTTATTGCTGATATATTGGAACGACTGTATCGTGCATCTGATGCTGAGTATTTTATCTATACAAATGTAGATATTGGCTTATTTCCAAATTTTTATGATTTCGTTAAAGAAAAAATAAATGAAGGACTTGATGCCTTTTGTATTAATCGTAGAGACATGCCTAAGAGAGTTGATGGTGAAATAATCAACGAAAAAAACTACCAAAAATTATTTCGGTTAAAAGGAACCGGGCATCCCGGAAAAGATTGTTTTGTTTTCAAAAGAAGCTCGCTTAAGGTAATGGATTTTAAAAATGTATTTATTGGGGCACCTCCTATTGGTCGAGTGCTAATGAAACAAGTAAAGAAAACATCAATTAACTTTCACTGGTTTACAGAGGAGTTTGTTACATTTCATATTGGTAGTGATCTAGTGTGGAACAATCCAGATAATCCATATTGGTTACAGAACATAAATGAAGGGTCCGGTATTGCAAGTAACAATTAACATGGATTATAGCTCAAATACATTCAATTTAATTACAACTGTAAACAACAATATAGTACGTAATCGTTTAAATGAAGTAATTTTTTGTGTTCAACGAAACACTCGAAATCATTTAATTAAAAATATATTTATATTCGTTGAGCTTCCAGAAAAAGGAACCGAATTAAACCCTAACTTAGCGCAATTACCTAAAGACTACCCTGAAATAAAGCTAGTAGAAATTAACAAGCGACCCACATATAAAGATTTTTTTACTTTTTGCAATAAATATGAATCTCAAAAATGGATTTTATGCAACTCTGACATCTATTTTCCGGCATCAAATATTCATGAATTAAATTTGTTATTAGAACAAGATTATGATAAAGAATGTTTTGTTTTAACGAGATATAATGTGCTCCTTGAGCTCTCTGACGAAATAATAAAGCGACAGGATGGTTTTATTGTTAACATTGATGGTTATCGCTTAAGGACACAGCATAAAACAGGAAGCTCTGTCGATTCGTGGATCTTTCAAACTCCTCTTGATATATCTAGGATGAATTTAGATATTGAAAGTGGGAGACCGGAATGTGACGGAAGAATGAATTATGAATTATCTAAAATAAGAAAAGTCTCCAATCCGTGCCTCTCTGTTATATCCATACACAAGCATCACAATTGGTCACCGGCAGTGTATAATAAGATAGATTATAATGGTGAGATCTTCAATCGCCGGCAATGGAATGATCTAATGGAAAAGAGGGGTTACAGACTTTGCTGTATACCTCCTTGCAAATTATCCTAATATCGAAGATGATTAGCCACCTCTATAAATTTATATTGATATTACCACCGAAGACAGGGTCTACGAGTGTAATCACTAATTTAATAGATTATGCAAATATACGCGTCGTCCTCGATCAAAAGAACTTGAATACATTTGACTTTTTTGAGCATGTCGAAGATTTCGACCAGGTATACTGGAATAGTTTCACCGGACGAACTAACAGTCCGCGGAAGCATGCGGGGGTCTCATCGTATCTCAACCACCATATAGAGAATTACGATATATTTGCTATGATACGAAATCCTTACGATAGAATATTATCATTATGGAAATGGGAGACGAGAACTAAGACTGAATTCAAAAACACAACATTTAAGAACTGGTTAAGTATTAATCCGGCTATTTGGTGGAAGCAACCTCAGCTTAGTTTCTTATACTCGGAGATTAAAGATATTAGTAAAATTAATTTAATTCGATTTGAAAACCTACAATCAGATTTCGATAGCGCTTGTGAAAAAATTGGAATTCCCCGACAACAACTTCCACACAAAAACAAAACAAACCACAAACACTACACAGAATACTATGATGATGAAACGCGTCAAATCATTGTGGAAATATACGGAAGAGACATTAAATATCTTGGATACAAATTTGGAGAGTAAGAGATTATGATAGTGTCCCATGACAAAAAGTTTGTTTATTTTCATGCTCCCAAAACAGGAGGAACATCAGTAGGCGCTGTCCTTAAAAAATACAGCAGTTTCAAATCACAAACACTACACTGTATACTCCATCCGCATGCTGACGCGGCTTTTTGTTTTGATCTTTTGGGTGAACTCAAGTTCTTAGAATATTTTAAGTTTGGTTGTGTTCGAAATCCTTGGGACTTGCAAGTTTCTAGGTATTTTTATATTAAAAGTATCAAGACACATGAAAGACACGACTGGACCAGAAATGGCTTTAAAATGTTTATTGACATTTTTAGCAAAAATATGAACAACATGAACTTTAATCAATTTAGATATAATGACAGATTAATTTTAGACTATGTAGTTAAGTTTGAAAATATACAACAAGACCTTAATACTGCCTGTGATAAAATTGGAATCCCAAAACAACGCGTTCCGCACATAAACAAAACAAACCACAAACACTACACCGAATATTACGATGATGAAACTCGTCAAATCGTCGCGGAAAAGTACGCAAAGGACATCGAGTATTTCGGATATAAATTTGAGGATCAGTGAAGCAAATCTTATTAACCAGACGTCACTTAGGAGATGAGTGGGCTAATCTTCAGTATTGCTTACGTAATAATGAGCTCAACGGTTGTATTTTTTGCTCCTCCTCGGATGGGACCCTTAGCTGGTTTAAGAGGTTAGTGGGGTTACTAGATGTTCCGGATATTTATAAATTTAATCAGCAGCATAGAGGAGTGGATTATGATTGTTTTAAGAGGGGTTCTATTTCGCGGAGATATAACCGAGACACTCAAGCCTATGCCTGTAGATATTTTCCTACTAGATTAACATGGAGAGAGGAGAGGGTAGACTCCTCGAAGATCTGTTTCTCTTTCGAGGGTGGTAATAAAGGTGCGGTGTGCGGGAGGTGGATTAAGCCCGAAGGGTTCTCTAAGGCTCCACCTGATGTTATGAGTATATTAACAGCTTTTCCTGATAAAAAATTCATCAAATTAGGTCTACCATTGTCTATAGAGAATATTGTTGAGCACCTATCCACATGTACATTATTAGTTTCAATTGATAATGGTATAGGTCATATTGCACGCTCTGTAGGATGCCCTCATGTCTTAATTGAACATGAGTGGGATGTCGAGAGAGGGTTTCCGGTTAATCAGAGCAACTATCATAAAGCTAAAGGGACACAAGAAGCAATAAAAAAAATACGAAATACACATAATGGGGTCGATTAAAAAAATAATACATCGAGATCGTAGGAAAATATTAGTACTATCTACTCAACGAACTGGTTCTAGTTATGTGTGCTATTTTCTAGGGCACAATGGAATGGATTACTTTGATGAATTTTATTACCCTCGTTATAGAAACCTCACTACGGTGCGTTTATGGAATCAACCTACAGAGTATTTAGATATGCTTCACAACGGAGGTCGTTTACCAGTAGTGGGTGATGGAAAAGGTCATTCAGTTGTAAAGGTTATGAGGGATCAACTCTCAACCGAAAAAATAAAACAACTAGTGGATTATTCCGATTATGTAATTATTAATTATAGAAAGAACGTCATCCGCTCTTATGCTAGCGCTCTTCTAGCGCGCTCCATATCGTCACACAAGAATACAGACACTACAAACATTAAGGTTAAATTCACAGAAAATTCTTTTAACGAGTGGAAGGATAGGTCTGTCAGGTCGATTCGTTCATTTAAGGATATCGTTAAAAATAAAAGAGAAGTTACCTACGTATGTTATGAAGAGCTACACGCATTGAACATTCAAGAAAAATTCGGTTATATTCTACCTCCATCATGGAATTTAGCTACGAAAGAGCCTAAAGAAGAACCACCGTTAAAACGACAAAATAAAAACCAGGATATTTATAGTAGTTTCACAAACCCTGAGGTTGCCATGAAGTATACAAAAAGCTTAGATGCTAATGAGCTCTGGGATTTTATACAATGAAAGAGCAAATCCACAAGTACTCTATAGATAATCTAATTATCGTTTCTTTTTGTAATTATAAATATCGCGAAATTACCCTAAATTGGGTTTCTTATTTAAATAAACACAACATTAAGAATTATATTATAATCGCCACGGATCAATTGGTTCATGAATATTTAAAAGAAAATTCCATCAATACAATCTTAAACACAACCTGGGACGGATCGAAGAAGGAATGGAATTTAAGACTAAAGGTAATTTACGAAATTATTTTTCTAGGTTTTGATGTCTTACATTCAGATCTTGATGCGATATGGGTTAAAAATCCCTTAAAATTTATTGACAATAAATACGACTTAATTGCTTCAACTGGAACTTTCCCAATAAATATAAGTAAAAAATTAGGCTTCTCATTATGTATGGGGTGGATGTACTTTCGCCACACTAAACGTATTTTAAGTGTACTTGCTAACACACTATCCGTTGATCGTAATTTCGATGACCAAAAAAGGTTCAATAATGTGCTTTTTGGTAATTCAGGGTTACGTGACGTTAAGCAAATAGGTCCTGGTATTAGTCAAATTAATACCAAAGATTTGAAGATTAAAATACTAGATGAAGGTATCGTGTCGCGGGAGAATGATAACATTAATGCCTTTGTCCGGCATCCACTCTGCAGCCAGTTTGACAAGGTCACTATCTTCAAGAAATTAAAGCTTTGGAATATTTAAATCTATAGGAGATAATAATATATCAATAGAATTGAAAAATAATAATACATGTGTAAATATTATTAATAAATTAAAGATGAGTCTAGAGGATAGTAAGCTATGGTGTAAGAGAGGTCATTTGAATCTAGACCAGTCAAAGTTTATACAAAAACTATCAAAAGAACAAAAGCCAAGATATTGTTTAGAAACTGGTTTTTGTACTGGTAAGTTCATTATCTGTAATATATGGTAACGAAGATAATATAGAGAAATTTATAATGGTTGATATAAATTTTGATTACTGGACTGATACGAGAGAATATATAGAGAAATTTGAATCGGAATATAGTTTTTATAATGCAATAAACGGTAGCTCTACTGATATATTAAATGAGGAATTTTTTGTTAAGGAATTCCCTAATGGTATTGATTGGTTTACTGTCGACGGTGGACATACATATGATGCTTGTTATTCTGACATGTCTCGAGGTTGGAGTCGTATTAACAGTGGGGGGGTCATGATTGTTGATGATTATATGTCAGGTCCACCTAACGGATGCCCTATACCAGCAGTTACAAAGGCCGTTGATGATTTTGCGAAAAAAGAAGGATTGTCAGCTGAAAGGTGGAACTGTAAGGGGAAGGGTTTCGCTGTATTTTATAAGGAAGATGTAAAGTGAAAGAGGTTATAATTATTGGAAATAAACCTCACGGTAGTCCACATCTTGATAATATCATTGATAGTTTTAAAGAGAACTACCGGTGTGGTTTAGGATTACCAGGTAGGAATAACGGAACCAAATATGATAAGCTGGGAATGTGTTGTCATGTTTATGCAAATTTAGTTACATCTAGGCTTGAACGTAGTAAATTTTTGAACACGTATAAGTCTAATTTTGATGAAGAGTTTTTAGGTAACTATTATGATATCTTTCCGGAATTACAATCGAAGTACAAGAAAATATATCATGCTGTATACCGTACAGTAATATATAATAAACAATTAGCTGAGTGGGGGTGTCCTTATCGTTTTAGTAAAACTCCAAGAACAGGAAGTACTGTTATTTTCGAAAATCTTTTGAAACAAAACAAAGTTTTTATAGCTTTCTTTAGTTTAATTTATGATGATGTCTGGATATCATGCAACGGTAAGCTGGTTGCAAACCATGGTCAAGGTCAGTGCCATTGTAAGAGTGATGAGACAAAAATATTAATGTGGTTACACGAAAATCAATATATTGATGCTACTTTATGCATGTTAGAAGATAACGAAATACCAACGCTGAACTGTAGGGATATTGAACCATCTGAATATATACTAAACATGCTAAAAGAAGAGCACGGTAAAGTTGTAACAATAAAGTAAGGGTAATATGAAGAATTTTTATAATGGTAAAACTATCTTAATCACAGGGGGGACAGGCTCACTGGGTAGAGCATTGATTAAGCATTTAAAAAAATGGAATTGTAAGTTAATAGTTTATAGTAGAGATGAAGGTAAACAAGCTTTAACCTTCGGGGATGATTCTTCAGTTTCTTGTGTTATAGGTGATGTCCGTGACTTTGATAAATTCAATGTAACTCTCCAGCGGCACAATCCAGATTATATTATTCATACAGCAGCCTTAAAAAGAGTTGATGATATGGAATTCTACCCAGATGAGTGTATAAAAACAAATATTAATGGTTCCGAAAACGTAGCGATTGCAGCACTACAAAACAATATAAAAAAATGTATTTTGATCTCTACGGACAAAGCGTGTCAACCCATAAATGTTTATGGGTCTAGCAAGTTTATTGCTGAAAGACTTTTTTCCAATTACGACTACAATTCCAACTCCACCGTTTTTTCATCAGTTAGGTACGGTAACGTTATAGCCTCAAGAGGATCTTTTGTGCCGATGTTTCTTGACTGGATAAACAACGACAAGGAAGTAAAAATTACCTCAAACGAAATGACTCGTTTTTTATTCACGCTTGATGATGCGGCTGATTCCGTACTTCAATCTCTAAACAATGCAGTTGGTGGAGAAGTTTTTGTTCCAAAAATAAACTCATACACCCTGTTGGAATGCATAGCCGCTTTAGAGCAAATTT